GCCGGGGGACAGGTGGAAGCACCTGGAAAGTCTGTCGCCAAGCGCGTCCGAAAGCGAAAGCACGGGGTACGGCGCTCTCCACGAAAGCGAGTCTTTTTGACTGGCCTTCTGGGAGGGTGCCATCCGGAACCAGAAGCTCTGCTGGGGTATTTAAAGATACCTTTAGCTCTTAGTTTTTCTCTTAGATTAGCTAAGAACTAGAACCTAAACAGTACCTATAAAGGGTGCAGGAGAAAAAAGGCCGCGAAATGCCTGAAAAATTGACCCTGTCGGCCTACCTCGATCAGCGAGGTAAAAAAGCCAAAGCGCTGAAGAAAGGCGAGGCCGAGGCGTTCGGCATTCCATACCCCCTGCAGGCCGGCTGGCCCTGGCGGTATGGCGCGATGGAGATCACGCAGGCGATGATCGAGGATGCGCAAGCTAGGATGAGGGCAGCCAAGCAAGAGGCGCGGAGCAGGGTGTGCGCGTCGCCGGCCGCGGTCGCGCCAGCGACGGCCTCGGCGGTGAAGCTACCGGCCTTTCCTGGCTTCGTGCTGCGCCGGCCGAAGCGCTATCAATCGCGGCGCTCGGCGCCTTGGGCGTAAAAAAGCCCGCTCTAGGCGGGCTTTCGGTACGGGAATTAAATTATTCCCAATCGAACATCTCAGCAAGACATTCCTTTAGTTCTGCCTTTTCTTCGTCGGTCCATTCTTCGTACATGCCATTAGAAGGAGCGTTAGCGGAGAGATCGCCGGCGGCAATTTTTGCCCGAACTTCGGCCAAGTCCGGATCATCATTTGCCGCAGTTATAAACGCGTAAGATTGCGCTGGTGCAGTATTTGTCGTCATAACTAAACCCCTTTTAAGTATTGCATCATCGACCATCTGAATGGTGACTTCGTTGCCATGATATAGATTGTGGGCGCCGGCCTTGAAATCAACGTATTTCACTTCGCCGCCACTGCAATCGTCGGCTTGTTTTGCGGTTCGTACGGCGCGCTGTGCGTCACCGTTATTAACCCAACAGATCACTGCATAGTCGGTTCCGCTGCCGGCGAAGTAGCCTTCGCCATCAACGACAGTTTGCTTAAACGAACGTTTTACTTGGCCAGTAGTGCGGTCGGCGATACAGACGCAGATTCCCGCTACATTGGGCTGCATCGAGTCGTCTTTCGGTTCAGAGCGCAACCAGTCCTTCCATTGCTGAATTCGCCTCCCGTTGCCGGCAAACATAATCGCGCGATTTTTGATGAGAAGGATTTTGTCGCAACCCGTGTCGTCAAGGTAAATAATGTACTTACCACTCCGAATCGACCACCTAGAGTCCGTGGCCATCATGCCGCGGGCTTGGTCAAACACATTTGTTGTCATTTTATTTTGATTTCGTCTTGGGCCGCACACGTTACGCTACGTCAAGTTGACTTCGAGCTAACAAGTGCGTCGGTTATTATATATGTTTCTTTTTACCAATGGTTGCCGGTATGCGACAAACTCGTTTCTAAACGTAAATGTTTTGTTGCGCCAAGGAATCACTCCACAATGCTACGCCACCATGATGCGAACACGTACCCCGGCGTCGGCGCCCTGACTTCGGGCGGCGCGTGGGCACCACCCAAACCGTCAGATCACATGTTCATACTGTGGACTTCGGAAATCTCTGGGATTCCTCCCACGCCAGCCGAGATCTTGCCAAGAAGCTCTGACCGTAACGATTCCATCGATATTTCCCGCTGGCCTGAGCAGGCGGACTCCATATCGCTGTTGGCGATAAAGCCAGCCGAGCTAATCCCGCCAAAGACGTTCACGATGCGGGCGTTCTCGCACTTGCGATAAGATCCACCAAGTTTCCCGCGAATGACGTTCTCCTGTAGCTTCACGCCGTTCTTCCAGGCGCTGACTACGTATCCGAAATCCAGTTCGGCGCCACCACTCTTCAGGTCAAATAGGTAAGAAGCATTTTTCGGCATCAAGAGAGCGGCCTTCAAAAGGTCGACCTGATAGTAGGAGTACGTTACCGTCCTGCTTTCGACAGGCAACACTTTTTCCGAGTCGCGAACCCGCTCGATAACGAGCTCCAAGGCACCCGGCTGCTCCGACGAAACCCACGTGATGCCGTGGATATCTTGACTTAGCCGCGAGGTGACGTCATCAGCAAAGAGACGGTCCGCATTCTTGACTGACACGTGAGCCTTTAAGCTCAGCTGCGCCTTACGATTATTCGCAAACGACGGGTCGAGGAGGGCGACCTGATCGAGCTCTGATGCCCGGACGTTCATCTTTGGCAAAGCAGCCTTGAAGTCGCCGAGGCGCTCAGGCTTCGATTGAACGTATGCGACCAAAGTGTTCATGTCGCGAGCACTGAACGCGCGATCCTGGTAGGACCGGATCGTTCGCTCGTAGACGATATTCATTTGCTTCGGATCGGCTAACTGGGGTATGGACATCACAACCGGGGTTATCGTGAAGGCGATCATTCCCGACTCATTTCCCTTGACGAGGTACTCTGCGAATTTAGTGCGGGCCGCCGCCAACTCGCCATCGCTGAGTATTTTGGCGGCCGCAATCTTCTCAAGGACGCTGTTCATCCGGATGGCGGAGTCAATGCTTAGAGATGATGTCAGCTCTTTGTCGATTGCCTCGACTAGCTTCGAGTGAACCGCAGGATCAGAAGCTGCGGCACGCATGTGCTCTGCGCCGCCAAGGCGGTCGAGGGACCTGGTCATGTCCCAAAATCCGTTGACGAGATCACCTTTCGCCAACTCGGTTCGAGATTGCTCAGCGTAGTAGCGGCCCTGCTGCGCTGGATCGTTAGGTATCGATGCGCAACCGCTAAGTAGCGCGAGCATCGCTGCGCAAAGTAATGTCTTTTTCATGACCGCCCCGTTTCGCGGCATCTAAGCGTGCCGTTTCGCAAGGGAATGATACGCTGTCAGATTAGCAAAAGAGTCACCAATTATCACGGCGATGCGGGTCGAGCAGCGTCCTTGGCCTTTCGGGCCGCCAACTCTCGCAGACGGTCGGCATGTTCCGCCGCCGAAGTAAAGGTCGTCTTACATCCGAAACTTCCGGAGCAGAGTAGTTCGATGTGGATGTCTTTCCTGTCCCACGTGGCCGCCATGATGGCCGAGCCAGGGCGCGATTCATGTTGGGATTGACCAAAACGACCAGTAATGGAATTAAGGATCTCCACGAACTCATCGGCCCGGAAGGTCCGAACGTCTAAAGACTCAAGCGTACCGTCCTTCGCGACTTGGGCATCAAACGAGCCGTAGGCAGCCCACTTCGGCCGTTGGTCTGGGCTCGGCACTCCGAGTCCACCCATCCTAGTTCCGCCGCTGACAATTGTAGGCTCGCCGACCCAGCACAGATTTCGATAGTTCCGCACATCTAAGCTCGACGGGCACTGCTTGAGCGGCATCTTAAGCTTGCCGCCAAGCGGCAGGCCCAGAACTGTAATCGGATCAGCAGCACCTGCCGAACCAGTGGCAAACAGCAGAACGGCAACGAAATAGCGAAAAGCTTTCATCTTGCTCCTGGTCGGCATCGAGGCGTGCCGTAACGCCTGAAACAGTAGTTAAGCCGCGGCCTCGGTCGGCATTTCGCTCCATTCGATTTCGGCCGCCATCGCAAGAAGTTCGAACAGATGCCGCTCGGAGTCGAATTCTGCGTAAGCCCGGGCGGTGCGCCATGTTGAGTCATCTAGGGCGACTAGCATCCCAGGAAGACTGAACCGATCCTGCAAATGGCGCAGTAGAACCGGCGCATGCCGTCCGTTTAACTGCCATCGATCGACCAAACCAACAACCATGCGCTCTCCGCGCAGGCGTAAAACCGAATACAACATCAAAGCCTGTCACTTTCCCTTCGAACCACTCGGCCAACAATGATGCAGTCCGCTCCCTTGCATAGCTTGCGATGGAACTTGCGCTGGTCCGGGTTGTCCGAGGTCAGCCACCATTGGCCGGCATCTCGAGTCAATCGCTTGATTACCGCCTCGCCCTCATAGTTGAAAGCGTAGACAGCGCCATCCATCTTGGCGGTGTCGGCCGTGTTGACGACCACGACGTCGCCATCGTAAAGCGTAGTCTCCATACTCTCGCCGCCGACGCGTGTCGCAAACAGCTTTTCGCGCGCGTACCCGTGGCGCTTAATCCAAGACGTTGGGACCGTCAGCGTTGCTCCGTCAAATCTCTCGGGCTCAGCATCAAATCCAGTGATGCCAGCAGAGAGCTTGAGCTTGATCTTGGGGATATGGGTAAACGAAGGGTCATCGTCGTCTACAACGCGCACGCTCATCGCCCCGGGCGGAAGCCCTAAGGTCTCAGGTTCTTGCGCCTCAGGCGCACCAGGGCCGCGACCCTTCCCGAGCAAGATCCAATTCGAGTCGACCCCCAGCACTTCGGCCGCCTTGGCCAAGTTGGCCCCGGAAATCTCCTTAATGCCGCCATCGCCGGAGCCCTTCTCCCAATCGGTGACCGTTGGGTTGGATACACCAACGGCCTTGGCGAATTCCGTCTTGTTGAGCCCTTTGGCGTGCCGAGCTTCGGCGAGTCTTTGTTTCCATTCTTCCATTAGGTAATCCTAAATCTTTTTAACTAAGGTAAGCCTAAAATTGCTTGCGTTTGTGTTTAGGTATGCCTAAAATGGAGCGCATGACTACTGAGAAATCGCCCGACGAAATCATCGACGCCCTGGGCGGGACGTCTGAGGTAGCGCGTCTTTGTGAGATTCAGCCTGCTTCCGTCTCCGAGTGGAGGAAGTTAGGCATACCGAAGGCGAGGCTCGCGTTTCTGAAGTTGGCCCGCCCGACGGTGTTCAAGTCGCTTGGGATAGCTGAGCCGGCACCGCGGCGCCGCTCGACTGATTAATGGCCTGTACGAGGCATTGACGTTCGGATTCGCTCATGAGTTCGTTTGCCCGCTTGGCTCCGCAGTAGATCGTCACCAGACCTGCCGCTCCGAGCTGCAGCGGAACAGCAACCAGATCGCAGTTCATCAGTACGAAAGCAGCGTTGGACATGTAGGGCTCCGGGGTTAGTGAACTTTTAATGCAAGCATTTTCCCAATAACAAGTTTCCAAAACATCATTCTTTAACAGGTCAACAGCATGAACGCCAAAGACGCCTTTCACCAAACCGTTCACAACGCACCAGGCGGATGCGTCGCGCTGGCTGCGCGTCTGGGCATGTCGGCAACGATCCTGCGCAACAAGGCGAACCCGAACAACGACGTGAACGTGGTGACGATCGATGACATCGAGCGCGTGATGTCGCTGACCGGCGATTACTCGGTGCTGCATGCCCTGGCGGAGACGCATGGCTTCGTGCTGACCAAGCTGGAAGATCAGCCAGCGTCCGACATGGGCGTTCTGGAGAACGTAACCGACATCTGGCAGCGCCTGGGTGACGTTGCGAATGAAGTGCACAAGACGCTCG